ACGCTGACCGCGCAAATCAACGCGCTGTTCAAACGCGGGTGGGGTACTGTTTCAGCAACCGATTCACCCACGTTGCAGGACTTCAACGCGGCAATGTACACAGCCACACAGTTGCTGGCATATCTGCATCAGGCAGGCATTGCTGAATGGAATCAGGATCAACTGTACTACGCTGGTACTTCTGCGTGTCTGCACCAGGGGCGTATCTGGATTGCAGCGGTGGATGAACCGACTGATGAACCGACCAACGCAAGCGCACAGTGGGAAAGCGTCCTGTCACCAGATGATATTTCCAGTGACGCAACGCCTGAAACGCTGGCAAAGCGTGACGCGGCTGGCACGTTCAAAGTAAGTGAAGCAACTGACCCCGCGCATCCGGTGCGCAAGCAGGAGTTTGACGCGCACTTGCAAGACACTGACGCGCATGAAGCCGCCAACCTGTCCTATGACTCCACCGCCAGCACTTTGACGGCAACCGACGTTCAGGGTGCAATTGATGAAACCGTTCAGCGGGTGGATGATTTGGAAGTGGTTGTATACGCTGAAGAAGCAGCCACAGTGTCATGGAACATGACAACCGATACATGGACAGGTGACCCCAAGGCCACGGCTGCGCATGAATCTATGCGCCGTTGCGTGGTTGATTCCGCTGGTGTCGTTCAATACTACCTGGATGAATTTGACAGCACCCTTCAAGAAGACGGCGTGACACCGGCAAACCTTGACGGCACTGACGGTCAGGTGATGGTTGAAATTCAACCGTTCTACGTGCGCACTGATTTTGAAGGTCAGGTTGCAACGTGGTCTGTGTCTGCTGTGCCGTTGCCTGGATACGTCCTGCATCCGGCGTTTGAAGGCGGCGCGGTGCTGAAGACATACATTGGTGCGTATGACGCCATTGTGTACGACACCAGCGCTGGCGCATACATCAACGGTCTGAACCTGGACAACAACACCAGCCGCGTGAACCTGGGTGAAGACCTGCTGGTGTCCGTAGCAACTGGCAACTTCGCAATGGTCGGTCTGACCCGTGGGGAGTTCCGCACGCTGGCACAAAATGCAGGGTTCCAGCTTTATGACTTCTGGCAGTACCAGGCGGTCATCATGCTGTTCATCACTGAGTATGGTTCATGGAACAGTCAGGCAGTGCTTGGGCATGGCAACGTAGATCGTAGTTATCCAAATTCCAGCAGCAACCAAGCGCAGTCACCGCACGAACCCAACGGACTGAGCAACATCATTGGCAACGGGTCAGGCGGCATCAACACCGCTGACGGCGCACCGTGGGTGTCCTACCGTGGTATTGAGAACATTTGGGGTAATTGCTGGCAGTTCGTTGATGGCTGGAACGTGAACAACTATCAAAGCTACGTCAGCAACAATGAAGCTGTCTACGCTGATGACACGTCCGCTGGTTATACCGCCATTGGTGACACGACTCCCACTGCCACTGATGTTGCAATCAAGAACTGGCAGTACATTGAAAATGCCTTCATTGTGCGTCAGGTTGGCGGTGGTGCATCTACCAGTGCATTTGTGACTGACCACTACTGGTCTGCAACGGGCTGGCGAGTTGCGAATGTTGGCAGCTCTGCTGCTAATGCGCTGCAGGGCGGTTTGGCGGCGCTTGTTCTGGATAGTGATTCGGTGTATCGTCTTCGCACTCGTGGCGCGCGGTTATCCAAAAAATTACGCGCTTAATTTGAGCAAACCGGCATACTCTGCTACAGTGTGTGTCGGTTGTTCTGCGACATGTACTGCATTACGAATGTTGGCAGCAATGCTGAAAATGCGCTGCACAGCGGTATGGCAGCACTTAATCTGAATAATGATTCAGTGAATCGTAATCGCAATCATGGCACACGGTAATCACCCTAAGCATTTATGCTTTTCGCGGTAGCAACCTTGTCCCTGGACTAAAAATGATTCCCACAAGAGCTTGGTAGGTTAGCCGAACAGCTCGGGATAAGGTGATAAGTTTTGAAAATACAAGGAAACCTGTTCGACAAGATAATCAGCATTGATAATCTTCGGGCAGCGCATCATAAAGCCCGTAAGGGTAAATCCCACTACAAGGAAGTGCAGTGGGTGGACAGTAACGAACAAGAAGCACTTGAGCGCATCCAGCGGTTACTGATTGACGGCACGTTCAAAACTTCCAAGTACACAGTGGAACACACCCTGAAGGGTGACAAAATGCGGACTATCCACAAGCTTCCGTATTTCCCTGACCGTATCGTTCAACACGCCATTGTCAACGTCTGTTCTGAAGCATGGACACGTTCAATGATTCGTGACACTTTCCAGTCCATCAAAGGACGCGGCACCACTGACTGCTGAAATCATCAACAGCCTTCCCTTCTTGCCACTTGGCAACCACACCAGTCAGTACGCTGGCAATCTGCTTCTGTCACCCATTGACTGGTACGTGAAGCAGAAGCTTGGTGTGAAGTTCTATTACCGCTACTGTGATGACATTGTGATTCTGCACGATGACATAAACTACCTGCGTATGGTAAAAGAAATCATCAGAATCAAACTTGCACAGATTGACCTAGTTGTAAAAGACGATGTTGAAATTCGTGATTTGAATTCACAGTATTTGGATTTTGTCGGTTACAGAATGAATCACCACGGCGTCTTACTGCGCAAGCGGCTGGCGGACAACTTCAAGAGCGCTTGCAAAGCTGGCAGGATTACCGCACTTCCGTCATACTATGGATGGATAAAGCATGCAAACGCCAAGAATCTTTGGTACAAGCACACAGGACAATACAAATGGAAACTATCGTAGACCAGCAGTTGCCAAAGTTTGAGACACGCGGACGTGTCACGCGAATCAATTTCAATGAGCAACAAGTAACCCACGAACAAGAAGGCACTGAACCAAAGACCTTCTGGAAGTACACCACGGCAGCGTTCCCTGTCACCGCACCGCTGACACAGCGTGTGAATGCCATCATCCGCACCACCTACCCCACTGAAAGCATTGAAGCCCGTGCAGCCGGTACGCTTGAGTACCAGGCGCTTATTGCTATGGCTGATATGATGGCGCGTGAATCACTGGGTCAGGAACTGACTGAAGACTACTTGCGTGAAATGCGGCGTAAGGAGCTACAGCGGGAACGTGACGCCAGTCTGACTGCCATGGTCTACGCGTTTGAAGATGGTGCAGTTGCTCAAGTGCGTCCACAAGACCTTGCCAACTTTCAGACCGCCATTGCATCAGGCATTGACCGCACTTGGATTATGGCTGACAACAGCGTGCGCATGACCACGGTGGCTGAACTTCAAGCCGCAATGGCTGACGGTGTTGAACAGGGTCAACAGATTTGGGACAACTACGCTGACCAGATGGCGGCATTGAACAGGGTCAACAGATTTGGGACAACTACGCTGACCAGATGGCGGCATTGAATGATGGGGCAAAATGAAAATGCCATGGCGAAATGTTGAAGTGGTGGCACCTGTTATGTCATTTATACTTGCTCTATTGCGAACAATGTACCAAGGCGACGAACCCAAGTGGTCACGTCGAATACTTGAATCCATGATTTGCGGAATGCTGACGCTGACCGCTGGATATGCCATTGATGCGATGGGTTTGAATGGTGAATGGAAATATGCAGTTGCCGGTGCTATTGGCTTCATGGGCGTGGACTTCGTGCGTCAAGTAGCGGCGGCTGTTCTGAAACGGAGGTGCAAGTGAAACTGGTCCCAGAATGGAAACGATGCCTGCGCATGTTCAGCGTTCAGGCCATGATTCTGGCAGGTGCCGTACAAGGTGCCTGGGCATCATTACCGGATGAAATGAAGGCTACCGTGTCAGACGACTGGTTGCGCTATGGCACCATTGCTTTGATGGTACTGGGTGTCATCGGGCGTCTGGTTGCGCAAAGCAGCGTAGACGAATCAAGGTAACGCTATGGCAATCGAACGCGGCGTGCCGCCTGGGGTGTATTACTATCAACTTGAAAACATTGACGGTGTGACTGCAACAGGTGTTCTGTCAGCATACTGGGAGGAACGACCTTGAAAACCATACTTCAACACCTTTTGAAACTTTGGCGGGGGTGGGCAGTGCCGCCAGCACCTGCTGCTGAACCCGTAGCAGTACAGTACAAAAGCCTGTTCATCAGCGCTGGTCATTCTGACGTTGACCCTGGGGCAGTGGGCAACGGACGCACTGAAGCCAGCATTGTGCTGGAATTCCGTGACATGGTGGCTGGCGCACTGCAAAAGCGTGGCGTGCTGTTCGACAGGGACGGTGCAGAAGGTCAGAACCAGTCACTGACGGATGCCGTGGGTGCCGCAAAGAGTCATGACATTGCGGTTGAGTTCCACTGTAACGCTTTTCACAATCCGTCTGCCACTGGTGTAGAAACGCTGTCTGACAGCAATGGCTACCCACTTGGTGAAGCACTGTGTACGGCAATCGCTGACGTGCTGAACATCAAGAACAGGGGCGCAAAGGGTGAAGGCAGCGGTCAACATAGCCGTCTTGCGTTCGTGCGCAAAGGGGGCGGCATCATCGTTGAACTGTTCTTCATCAGCAACGCCAATGACCTGCAATCGTATCTGGCAAACCGCCATGCCCTGGCTGAAGCTGTGGCTGAAGTGCTGGCGGATGCCGTGGCACAGGAACATGAAGATGCTGAATAAACTGTGGGGATGGGTAGCGGCGGCGTTTGGCCTACTGGTTGCACTGCTGCTGTTCGTCATCGGCCAACGAAACAAGGCGCGTGCCAAGGTTGATAAGGTGTCCATTGAATTGCAGGCGCGTGAAGCCATGCAAGACGCGGAACGGGCAACCAGCAAGGCACGGGAACAAGCACGCAGCAAGGCTGCTGAACAACAACGGAACGCAGATGAACGCAATGAAGAAACTCGCCCTACTGGCACTTTTCGCCGTTAGCGGTTGCAGCACGCTGGAAGTGGTGCCAGTCATGCCACACTGCGCACCTGTGACCGTTCCAGCGTTACCGGTGCTTGACCAGGGCGTGTTGTGGGATGCCCTGGGTGACGTGCAGTACCGGCAACTGGAACGGTACATCAACGGTCTGTGGTCAGTCATTGATGAACAAGCCGCTGTCATTGACGGCGTTTGCGTTCATTGATTCGGCGTGCAAGGTATTCAGCACGCGCCTGGGC